TTAAGCCGAGACTGGGTTGGCAATAGCGGTGGTGCCGCTAACTAATTTTTGCGCGTAGTTCACAGTGACGATGAACCGGCCTGCACCCAGCGTACCGGTGCCAACTACGTCCCGGACGAACACAGTGGTGTCTGCCGAGGTAGCGGTTTGCCAAGCAAGCTGAGTAGCCGCAGTGGCAGTGCCCGTGAATCGACCGCCAGCAGTGGTGGCAACAGCAGCCATCAACTGAGCGCCACCAGAAGCCGTACCGACAGAAACCGTTGTGGTGCCCGTAGTAGCCGCGACAACTTGGTCAACAAAAATACTGACGATCTGCGATCCCGCTGGCAGGATCATGGCGGCAACGTCGTAGTTACCCGTGGTGGTACCAGTCAGATCGCCAGTGTCGTAGGATTGCGAAAGAACAACCAGACCAGCGTTACGACCGGGGTTATTCAGAACCGTGCCGACGCGCAGGGGGCCGGAGAATGAGGAAAAGCTCATGATTTGTCCTTACATACAAGATAAGCGCATCAATCGGTATGTCGTCTAGCCGGGACTAGTTTGATGCGCCGGTACGCCCGGAATGAGTGCAATATATCACGTTATTCCTTGTGGCGCAATTGCTTTTCGTCCTCTCTACGGCAGGCAATACAAGTCCCTTTAGTAGCTCGTAAACTGATATGGCCGCGCTCACAAGGTATGCCAGTGAAGTATTGCTTGGCTCCTGTGGCTTTAGCTTCTGATCTAGAACGGGGTAGGTGCTTGTACTCTTCGGGGATTGTGACGGGTGAAGCGTCTGCGTCAGCATAGAAGAACTGCCACCCTGAAAACTTACCCCTTGTAACTGGCTTGTTTGTTTTGCAAATACGTACCAACATTGGATATGGCGTTCCAAGTTCAACTCCTGCCTCATAGACGCCAATGAAGTCTCGTCGGGCTCCATCGGGCAGCAGTGCATAAATGGGTCGGCGTAGCTTTTGTTTTGTTTCTTCTGTGTGTGTCTTGCCAAGAAAGTTTTGGTTGCCCAAAGTTCTCTGGCGGATAGCTTCTTTTTCGGCATCGGTGCGCTTGTACCCCAGTGCGCTTTGATTGCCTTTTGCAGAAACTGACATTTTTGCTTTAGTCTCATCAGTAGGTATAAATTTCCCACCGCGCCCATCTGCAATAGCCTTGTTGACGGAGATAGACATTTTTAACTTGGACGCGTCTGTATGAGGAATCCCGAGCCGTGGGACATACGCATCGACGTTGATGTTGTAGCAGTCTGGTTGCCCAACACACTTCATCAGATAGGTGTTCTCTACGTCAAAAGTTGCTCTTTCTTCTGGGATTTCCTCAATGATCTCAAAGACAAACATCTCCGCACCGTACTTGTTCCATGCAGCCTGCAATCGTGGATTCTTATGCGTGCCACGTTTTAGTTCGTACTTGTGTTGCCACTCCCTTCGCGCAAAAGACTCCGCGCTTCCAATGTAGTAGTTCCCATTGGACATGTTGGTGATTCGGTAGATAACAGCCATGTAAAGCTCCTTGTGGTAATGACTGCTACTATACACGACAACGATTAACTGCGCAAGTGTTGACGAGACTTGTATCTCAAATAGGTACAAAAAAGGCCCCCGAAGGAGCCTTTTAGGGCAAAACCTATTGCTTTAAGCGCCAGGGCTGCCAAATACCCCGAGGGGATCGCTGACGCCGAAGCTGTATCGCTCCCTCGCCTTATAGCGCTGGTTCCCTGTATCGAAATCCCCATCCATTGACGTAGCCAGAGGCATACGAACAAAGTGCTTCAGACCGTTTGGAACGTCAGTGGTCAGGAACCAGCCGTTCGTGTCGGTCAAGAAGTGGTTGATGGTGTAGCCGCCGGGGATCGAACCGTTGCTCTTCAGTGCGTTGATGTCGTTGTCGGTGGTGCCAACGCGAAGGCTGGTTTCCAACAGACGAGTGGCAACGAATTGCAGAGCCGGGGGAACGATCAGCTTCTTGGGCTTTGCAGCAATCAGCAGACCACGCTCGTCCGTCCAAGCAGCGATCTGGATAACAGCCGCTTCAAGGGAGGTTTCGTTCAGGTCAGCGCCAGTGGTGGGGCGGTTGCTGTTTACGCCGCCGCCAACCAGAGGGTGAGCAGTGGAGAACAGAACTTGGCCGTCACCGTAGGTGGGGTTACCAGCGCCGGTGAAACCGGTGTTCAGGATGGCCGCAGCCTTGATCTGCTTGGTGTACGCCATGGCCCGTGCGAGGGACTTGGTGTAGCGAGCAGAGAGGCTATCGTACAGGTTGTCTTCCATTGCCTCTTCGGTGATGGAGAAACCCATGGCGATGGTCTCGTGGTTGTAACGAGCCGTCCATGCTTCCTGCGCATTGTCATACGCGATGGCTTGGCCCTCGTTCTTCACCGGAGCGGCACTGAAGCCCGCCAGTTTGGTTTCTTCCTCGAAAGAACGCTCAGACGACTCTTGCTCATAAATCTCTTTATGCTCTTCGCCGTAACGAGCGTACTCCATGCCGAACAAGGCATTGAGGCCGGGAAGGAGTTCCTTCAGTAGTTGTGCGCGTGAAATTGCCATGATTTAGCTCCTTACAGACCAACTGCGTTGGTATAGGTGTGGTAACCGGGGTTGATCTTCACCAGAATGTCGGTAGCTGCGTCGCCGGGGGTGGAGGCAAAGCCAATAACACGGAAGGCGGCGGTAGTGACCACAGCAGAGGCACCAGCCACGACAGAAGCCGTAGAGTTACCAGTGGAGGTCGAGCCAGTTGCAACAGCGCCGGTCGAGAAGAACACGTTGGCACCAACAGCATTCTGAGCAACCGCGCCAGCAGACTGGACTTGGAACACTGCATCGTAGTCGTCAACCACTTGGGCAGTTACAACGCCAGTCGTACCCGTGGGGTAATACTGAGCGAAGATTTGCTGACCTTGTGCGTTCACGTAGGAGCAACCAACAAACACACCAACAATGCCGGTGTTAGCAGTACCAACGGGGAAACCGTTAGTAGTAGCGTCAGCGCCGGTAGCGGTAGCCACAGCCAGATAGCCGTTGGCGTTCACGTACACGGGCGAACCGTTGTAGATGTTGGCGGCAGTGCCAGCAGGATCAATGAGATACGTGCGGGTGCTGCCTGCATACGGCTGACCGCCGATGAGGTTTACGGGCTTTAGCCCGTAGGGAGAAGCAACTGATGCCATTTAAGGACTCCTTAGTTAAGTACCGCGCCCAAAAGATACCTTCGTTTGCCGCTCCCGGAAGAGAGGCATGCGGGGATCGTTCTCGCGCATAAAGTTGTTGTCAACTGAATTCATCTGCCCTTCGGACTGCTGTTGATAAAACGCATTCCGTTGTTGGACAAACTCAGTAGGTGTTTTGCAAAGGATCAAGCCGCCGATTTCAATGCTGTCCGGGATGCTAGTCTTAGCGCCCATTAGCTGAATCTCAGGATGCTCTGAAGCCTTCACTGGTTCCCAACCCTCACGCATTTTTGAGGAAATGTTCATGGGATCGGCGTTACCGAGCGTACTGACGCGAATCCAACGAAAAGCGTAGCCTGCTTCCGGGTTAGGGTCAGGCAGAAGCTGCGGAGGCATCCATTGTTTTGGGCGCTCCATCGTTGAACGAACTTCAATATCACGAGTTGTACGGGGTCCAGTCATTTTAATTTCCTTATTTCATTAGCAACCTGTTGGGCATACAGTTCCAGCGGAACTCCAAGCCTTTTGGCGATATTCACTTGTGTTTGCGTAAGAACGACTTTTCGGGGCGCAGTGCTTCGCGTGGCCGGTGCAACCACATTCTGTTTATTAGTGCGCTGAGTAGGAGCATCAGCGGTTTCCTCAGAGTCGAATTTCTCTGGAAACACTTGCCGCATACGAGAATCAACTTTTTGGTAGTAATCATCTGATTGAGGACTTACTCCAGACTTCACAAGTTTCATGTGTAGCCCAAGCGCAAAGCTCGTCATCTCATCGTCGTTACCAAACCAATTATTGCTCTCTTTCCATTCTTCTGCTTTTTTATCAACAGTAGGTTGTGGCGTTTGTACCACAGGAGCATCTTCTTGTAAAGGAGTGGGTTGGTAATTATTTACCCGTTCCTCACGCATTTTTGTCGCAGTCATTTTCTCCTGTGCAGCAATTAGCGCATCAGAATCACCGGATTCGTAAGCCGCTTTGTATTCGCGCTTAACTTCCTCAAGTTCACTAGACACAACCTTTTTAGCTTGTTCAAGCAAAACTTTCTGACCTTGGTTAAGTGATCCTTTTAGGTTGCGATTTTCCTGCGCAATAGCTTGCGCCATGCGGATAGCTTCTTCGCGTTCGCGCAAGGCTGCTTCTTTGGCTCGGCGTTCTTCGTGGTAGCCTTTGGTGAAGTGCTTGATCCGCTTCTTGGCGCTCTCAGAGTACGCCTCAAGCTCTTCGTCGGTAGGGTCTACCGGCGCTTCAGTCATTGGTTTGCGGTTGCGATCAGCGGCGGGGGTATCGTCGATAATTTCAACTTCAGGCTCAGGAGTTACAACGCGCCCACCTTCACGGGGGTTCTTTGCTTCTATTTCGTCTGGGAACTCAAACGTGGTTTTTTCGATTTCGGCCATGATTAGTCCTTAGACGCGTTGGACGCCGCGAGGATCGTCAATAGTTGCTTCAACAGAATCATCGTTAATGAGTCTGAATTCGCGACCGTGAATTTTCATCCGCGTACCGGAGTTTGGTCGAACAATCACGAAGTCACCCACTTTGCAGCTTGGCCCACTAGGGAATCGCTTTTCGTCTTTGAAAGCATCAGGCCCAATCTTTGCCACGAATAGGACGGGGGATAGAAGCTCCTCGTACATCATGGTTTGACCAGCCTTAACTAGCCCGCCTTCGTACTCTTCCGTTGCCTCTGGGAGCATACATAGCAAGTGGTATGTCTGAGGGTCTGGAATTTGGCTGGCTTTCTCAGCTTGTGTTTTGCCAAGAACCCCCGAAAGGTCCACGGCAGATACATCAAATTCAGTCATCTTGAGATTTCTCCAATTTTCGTCGCAGGTCTTCTAGCTCAGTTTTTGCGAGGTTTAGACCGTGGATAACCCCGCAAATTCTTTGGTACTCACCAAAGTCCTTACAGTTACCGCGTGTCAACGCAGTAACGTAGTGTTGCTCATGCTCTGCGAACTTCTTCTCGATTAAGTCAAGTTCAGTCATTGTTTCCTCGTCGCATCAATAATTGACTTTGCTTTAATTACTTCGTGCGAATCTGCTTTTGCAGCAGCATCAATTGACATTTGCCGTTCTTTTAGCGCTAACTCATCTGCCCGTGCAGCCATTTCAGCCTGCATTCGTTTGTTATCAAATTGCAATCTAGCCTGTGTTTCTGCCTGTCTAATTTGCGCATCTTGCTGTTTAAGCATAACCTCTTGCTGCGCAGCCTGCTGTTTAATTTGAAGCTCTTGTTGCTTAATTTGCAATTCCTGTTGTTGCATTTGAATAAGCGGGTCTTGCGCTTGTTGTTGTGCTTGCTGCTGTGCGGCCTGTTGTTGGTTGATGCCAAGAACTTGCTTTGCCGCCTGGGCCACAAGTTGGGACAGCCCAACTTCAACATCTTGCGGTAAATCCTCATCAGGGGGAGGAAGCGTTCCGCCTAGTTGCTCTTCAATTTTTTTACGGTAAGAAAATGCCAAGTGTTCGGACACATGCGACATTATTG